CCGTACGCCTGCGTGCCTCCGCGACCAACGCCCGCGCCCATTCGAAGAAGCAGCTGAAACAGATTACGCGTTCGATCGAGCGGTTCGGCTTCTTAAATCCCGTCCTCATCTCCGACGACTGCGAGATCATCGCCGGCCATGGGCGGGTCGAAGCCGCAAAGATCCTCGGCTTGAAGGAGGTGCCCACGGTTCGTTTGTCCAATCTCTCCCCAGCTGAGCGGCGCGCCTACGTGATCACTGACAATCGGTTGGCTGAATTGGCGGGTTGGGACCGCGATTTGCTGGCGAGCGAACTGAAGGGGCTTCTCGAATTGCAATTTGACGATATCGAATTGACCGGGTTTTCGCTCGGCGAGATCGACGTTTTGCTCGAAGAGACGGCAGCCGCGCCTGACGACGAACTTGCGGTCGAACGTTCGCCGGTGTCGCGACCGGGCGATCTGTGGATCTTGGGGTCGCACCAGCTGCGCTGCGGTGAGGAACCGCTTTCAGGCGACGTCATCATCCGGCGCTGGCAGCAATACACCGGCAAGGCCGCGCGGCTTGCGGGGTCGGATCTGACCTTTGCGGATGTGGAAGCCACGCGCCTTGCTGGTCAAAGCGCGTCCGCCGGCTAGAGAGCTAAGGGAGTCAGTGACATGTCGGAAAAATCCAATCCCACGCCTGGCGAGCCGTTGGAATCTCAGGCCAACGGATCGCAAAGCACCCCGGCCGAAGCGCACAAGGTTGGCCCGGGCCGCCCGCCTGCGGACACGCAGTGGAAGAAAGGCGGTCCGTCGCCAAATCCCCGTGGTCGGCCGCGGAAGGTACAGACGAGTATTCCCGACCTCGGCAAGGCTTTGGAGCAGGCCATCAGCAAGAAGGTGCGGGTATCGCGGGGCAATCGGAAAGTTTCGCTGACGCGAGGCGAAATCGCGGTCGAGCAATTTCTCAACCAAGCCGCAAGTGGTGATCGTCATGCAATGGGTCTCTTGCTGGACATAGCCAAAAAGGCCGGCATCGACGTTTTGGGCAACAACCGACAGCAGATCGAGCAGGCGATCACAGCCCGCGACCAAGTCGTCCTCGATCGGTACGTCGAACGCCGAACTGGCCCGGCCCAGGTGGTCCCTGCTGAGCGCGTGCTGGCGCCACCTCAGCTTTTGGATGATGACCTCGATGAGACGAAGAAAGAGACGACAAGAGAGAAGGTCAAACAGGAAGTGAAACAGAGCCAGCCTCCGCAAAAGCTCGATCAAGCGGGGTACGGTGCTGGTTGTCCACCTCCCGGTGGCCGCTCACTGACGACCGGGAAATGGACTTGAGGCGGCAGAACGCGAAGGAGAACAAGCAATGACGATACTGTTGCCTGACTCAGTCGACTATCCGCCGAGCGTCGTCCTGCGTGCGGCACTGCGTGTCGATTTCATGGCCTTCGCCGATTATGCCTTCGGCGTGGTACGACCGAATACGCCGTTCAAGCCAAATTGGCACCACGAGGCGCTCGCCCACAAGCTGTCGCAGGTCGCCTCCGGCGAGGTCAGGCGGCTCATCGTCACCATGCCGCCGCGCCATCTGAAATCTTTGTTCGCCTCGGTCGCGCTGCCGGCCTGGTTTCTCGGCCATCATCCCTCGGAACGAATAGTCGCGGTCTCCTATTCCGACCAGCTCGCACGCACCCACGCCAGCGATTTCCGCCGGCTGGTCAACGATCCGCTCTATCAAGCAACCTTCCCGGCGATGCGGCTCGACCGTGACACCGACCGCGAGATCATGACCACGCTGCGCGGCCGGCGACTGGCCACCTCCATCGAGGGCACGTTGACCGGATTGGGCGGCAACTTGGTGATCATAGACGACCCGCTCAAGCAGGACGAGGCCCACTCTGAAGCGGTGAGAAATCGTACCATAGACTGGTATCGTAACACGCTGGTCAGCCGCCCGGACGACAAGCAGCTCGCGCGCATCGTTTTGGTCATGCAGCGCGTGCATCAGAACGATCTCGCCGGCTATCTCATGGAGCAGGGCGGATTTGAGGTCTTGAATCTCCCGGCCATTGCCCCAAAGAGCCAAGGCTACGAGCTCGGTGGCGGCCGCATCTATGTCCGGCAAAAGGATGAACTGCTGCACCCGGCCCATGAGCCGGCCGCGGTTCTCCGCGACATCAAGCGCCAAATGGGGCCGATCGCCTTTTCCGCCCAGTACCTGCAACGCCCGATCCCGCCTGGCGGCACGATCATCAAGCGGGAATGGCTCGCCACCCTTGACGAATATCCGCCGTACGAGCGCGGCGACCACATCATCATGAGCTGGGATATCGCACTGAGCGAGCGCGAAACAGGAGATTATTCGGCAGGCATCGTGTTGCTGCAGCGCAGAGAGGTCTTCTACGTTCTCGAGGTGATCCGCACCCGCCTACGCTTCCCCGAACTCATCAACAAGATCATCGACGTCAAACGGCGGTACGGCACCGGAACTCTTCTGATCGAGGAATCGCCGATCAGCAAGGGTTTGATCCAGAGCCTCGAGCAGAAATCGCTCAACGTCACGCGGTACGTGCCGGATAAAGATAAGGAGGCTCGGCTGATCGCTCAATCCGATCTGTTCGCCGGCGGCTCGGTCCGGCTGCCCAGGAAGGCCGCCTGGCTCGAAGAGTTCACCGCCGAGCTTCTCGCCTTCCCCGGGGGACTGCACGACGACCAAGTCGACGCCTTGACCCAAGGATTGGCCTGGGGCCGGGACATGTGGAGCCACAGGATGAGGACCGGCCGGGTCATCATCTGATCGCCGTTGGGCGGTGTCTTGCGCGGCGTTCCCATACTCGTTTCCCCATTGGCCGACGCGCGGCAGCCCTATTCGAGCTCTGCCAATGTGGCTCTTCGCCCAGGCGGACGTCTCGGCTTTCCATGAAACCCTTCGAGCGTCGGGCATCCTGGCATTGAATCAGCTGGCACGAGCTTGTCCTGGGAGGTGCCGAATGCTTTCCCGCGATGCTCGATTCCAGCGAAGCTCTACGGCGGTAGAATTTGCAAGTGGCAGAGCAGGGAGCTGCCATCTTTTTCCTGGAGGCGGATTCAGGCTCTGATGGGCAAAGCGAAAGCGAATCGTCACCATGCCGCCGCGCAATCTGAAATCGCTGTTGGCGTCCGTCGCACTGCCGGCCTGGTTTCTCGGCCATAACCCCTCGGAACGGGTGGTCGCGGTGTCCTATTCCGAGCAGCTCGCGCGCACCCACGCCAACGATTTCCGCCGGCTGGTGATTGATCCCCTCTATCAGGCAACCTTCCCGGCCATGCGGCTGACGCGCGACACCGACCGCGAGATCGTCACCACGATGCGCGGCAAGCGCTACACCACCTCGATCGAGGGCACGTTAACCGGACTGGGCGGCAACCTGGTGATCATCGACGATCCGCTCAAGCAGGAAGATGCGCATTCCGAAGCGGTCAGGAGGCGGACCATCGAGTGGTATCGTTCCACCCTGCTGAGCCGCCCGGACGACAAACAGGTCGCACGCATTCTTCTCGTCATGCAGCGTGTGCACCAGGACGATCTCGCCGGTTACCTCGAGGAACAAGGCGGATTTGAAATCTTGAATCTCCCCGCCATTGCCACACAGACCGAAGCCTATGAGCTCGGCGGCGGCCGCAGCTATGTGCGGCAGCAAGGCGAGCTCCTGCACCCGTCGCATGAACCGGAATCGGTGCTGCGCGAGCTCAAACGCGAAATGGGGCCGATCGCCTTTTCCGCGCAGTATCAACAGAGCCCGATCCCGCCCGGTGGCACGATCATCAAACGGAAATGGTTCGTTTTCTATGACGCGGTTCCCACCTACGACCGCGGTGATCACGTCATCATGAGTTGGGATATTGCGTTCAGCGAGCAAGAGAAGGGCGACTATTCTGCATGTGTCGTGTTGTTGCGGCGAAAGGAAGTGTTCTTCGTTCTCGAAGTCATCCGCGGGCGGCTGCGTTTTGACGACCTCAGGCGCAAGATTTTGGAGGTCAAAAGACGCTACGGGGACGCGACGCTGCTAATCGAGGATGCGCCCATCAGCAAGGGTCTTATCCAGAGCCTCGAGGAGAGCTCGATCAGCGTCACAAAATATACCCCGGAAACCGACAAGCGTGATCGCCTGATTGCCCAGTGCGATAGGTTCACGAGTGGTTCGGTGCGGCTTCCCAAGAGGGCGCCGTGGCTTGAGGATTTCACCGCCGAACTTCTGGCCTTCCCGGGACGTCACGACGACCAAGTCGATGCCTTGACCCAGGGATTGGCCTGGGGTCGCGAGATGTGGAGT